ACGAGAAAACAGAAGATCAAGTTTCTTTGATACCGTTTTATGATCAAACTCAAGCTCCTTCACTGGAGGATAGGTACCTCCAGGTGCCGGCAGTTCATCAATGAAGGCTGTATTCGCTCCTGTAGGTGTGAGCGGCTTCCATTGATCTACAACAGATGGTATAGGAGCTACGCCGCCTGCTGCCTTAGCACGTCCAGCTGCGTGCTGGAAAGCATCTTTAAAATCAGGAAACAGTCTGTATGATGAGTCTGTTCCAATCGTGTCTGTCTGTACCGTTTCAAATCCTTCTTCAACGGAGGCACCAAAATAGGCCGGTGTCTTTGAACTAAGTGCGTTTTTCTGGATAGTGGGCAGACTGTTACGTGCCACAAGACCTGCTCCACCTCGTTGATGTTGGCTTGTGAGATCATAGGGCACAGACGTCGTATTTAGATCTTGGAAGGGCTCTGCTTGAGGAGCATCGACAGGCGTATGTTCCCGGAGTCCAGTCTGCTCATTCATTGCCGGTACATCGGCTAGACGAGTCACTGCCGGACGATCAGGATCAAGATCTAAGAATGTAAGAGGTGGACCCTTACACCGCTTTGCTTTACGTCGCTCTTCCTTACGGGCAGACTCTGACCCCTTTTGATCCTTACAGCCCGTACTGGACGGTCCGATTTTTGGGAAGGCATCTTCATAGGAACAGTATTCCATTTGAGACCCACGCTCTCTGTGGTTCACTTAGATTCTTTGAAACCGTTAGGAATGAAAGTTCAGTTCGGGTCAGCGCGTGAAATTATATTTGATGTACTGGAAAAAACTAAATCATCGGTGGTTGTAATTCTCTATATCATATTTACTCTCATCGTTGTCTACAAGGACCAGATTCCTGAGAGTATTCATGTACAGGGTGATTCTCTGATCGGTAGATTATTTAGTGTTCTATTTGTGAGTTTCATTACGATTGAATATGGATGGATCTTAGGTCTCTTTAGTGCTCTTGCTGTAGCACTTTTCTTTGGATCTGTAGTATCACAGATTGAGGAACACTTTACAGACCAGACAACACATGTAATTTCGAATTCAAAGAAATGGTTTGTTGAACGACTTTTCAAGGAGGAGCCAACTCTCATTCAAGAGGAACATGTGAATACACAAGCTGTACAGGATGATAGTCGTGGAGGTCAGAGTTTTGGCGGTGGTGTGTCAAACTCAAGTGTGAGTCGCTGATTGGCTAACGCTAAACTTTCGTAGAATGAGTTAGATGGAGGGATGGGAACAACTTCTCAGTCCAGGCGGACCCTTTGATACCGCCGGTCGACTCATTATAACGGTAGCCTTTTTTACATGGAATGTTTTTGAGGGTGCCTTATTTCATACACCCTATCCGGTTGAATGGGTTTATCTTTATAAATTTCCGTACTGGCGTCTCTTTTTGGTTATCACTCTTCTAGTCGCCGCCGCATGGTGTCCGAGAGTTGGAAGTATGGCAGCACTCGCACTCTTCTTTTATCTAGGTGACTTGGAACGTTTGACAACTCCTTGGATGCCTCCGAAAAAAGAAACAAAAGAATAGGATGAATGCCGTGGGAGCTACAACGGCAGTGGCAGCAACACAGGCTGTAACTGTGATAGCAAACCCGCTTGAGATTTTTTTTAATTCACTTAATACAAATCCTTATTTTATTGGTCTTATGATGCTTATGCTGAACTTGGGTGGCCGTTTTCTCGGTATGGAGGTCACGCGAGGACAAGAGCAGTTTTTCCAACAAACATGGACCCGACGATTCTTTATTTTTACAGTATTATTTATCGCTACACGTAATGTACTTGTAGCTTTGTTTATGTCAGTAATCATGTTACTTTTAATAGGATATCTCTTTAATGAGAATAGTGACCTATATTTAGGGGGCAAGGAAGAAACATTTGAATCAGATGAAAAGAAAGCGGCTGCCCCTGTTCAGACACTTACATCCGAAGAAACTGAAATCCTCCGCCGCCTTACAGATAAACAGAAACGTTTAGCTCAGGCAACCTCGTCCGATGAGAAAACGCCGGCTATAAAAGCAGAAGATACCTATATGCACAATCTAACATTCCTACAAGAAATACGTTAAATCCGCAAAAAAAGAAGCCTCGTCGCAATGAGATGCCCCGAAACTTAATCTATGCATGTGTTTTTATGAACAAAAACTACATTCATTTATTACAACTTGCCCTTCAGTCTATGCAGAAGTTTGGAGAAAAACCTGATAATACTGATATTCTTATTATTACTGAAGAAGCTCTTGAGAATGATATTAAGAGCATGGCTCAGGAGATTGGTATAAAGATTGATACATTTCTTTTAAAAAATCATACCACTATTTTCTTAGCGGCACTCGCTCGTGCCTTTATCTTTGATTATCCAAAGATAAATGAATATAATAAGATTTTATATCTGGATACAGATATTATTGTATCAAACTCGTTGAGTCTAATCTTAGATAAAGATCCTGGAATAATGCTATGCGGTATGAAGGAAGGATATATTGGTCATGAATGGTGGGGTGGAGATGTATTTTTTGATTTTACGAAAGTGGATAAGGACACTGAGGCCTTTTCAACTTGCGTATTATATTTTAATAACTGTGCTGAACTAAAATTTCTATTTAACAAGATTTTGGAATCTGTTATGACGATTTATCCTGGTCTGAAGGGTGTACCGATTACACTTGAACAACCATTTATTATTTACACGGCTATTATGAATAATGCTCTTAACAATACTCTCTTAGATGGACTTGTTAGAAATCACCCTGACAACTATTCTAAGCAAGTGATCTCTCATTTTCCGATTGGCCCTGGAGATTACAAAAGTAAGTTATTCAAAATGAATGAATATTTTGCTTTCTTAAATACGAATCATCATTTGTTCTAGACATCTAAGTTCAGCGTATTACCGATAGGAGCTTGGCGCTTTCTGCGTCTGCCTCCACTCGTTCGCTGTGACTCCGCTTGACTTCTCATATCCTCTGAATGGAGACTGGCAATCTCAGCTGCCGCCATTGCCGGTTGACTTACAGAGTTCATAGCCTGCTGAAACTGGGGCATCGAAGCATCCTGTACCTCGGCACGACGTACTTCTTCAAAAGTCTTTAGAATATCCTCAACTCCGCTCGGGCCCCGCATCTCACGACGCGCCGTCGCACGCGGTGGTTCCACAGAGGCAACTGACTGTGGCATGTTTGGAACCCGACTGGACTGCATAAACGCTCCTGTGCTCATAGGCCCCTGCGGTTGCTGCTGGGCAGGCGGTTGGGAGAACGGCGCAGGCATCGGCGTGGGACCTTGAGGTCCAGGTCCAGGCATTGCCGCCCCCATGAAGTTACCAAAGCCAGGACCCACCTGCTGTGCCGCCGCCGCCGCCATCTGACGCGCCAACTCAGGATTCTTCTTCAGTACATCATCCATGGAAGGCATCTTCTGACGGAAGAAACTGTTGCTCACGTGGCACATGAATCCACTACCAGCGAGTGCCATCATCAGACGCACCTCAGGTGCTACCTTTCCACGATCCTTGTACTTATCGTACAGTTCCTCAAAGATCTCATCAAAATCTTCCACATTCTCGTGAACAGACTCAGACCAACCCTCAAGCTTCAGATCAAATGGATCAAACTTGTTATTCATCCACTCCATACCGGTAATCACGCCCATAAGCATCTGGCGTTGAAAACGGAGACTTGCTTCCATATTACGAGCATCCACTAGACGTAGATATTCCTGCTTGATTTCATCCAGACTATTATCCAGAGTATAGCGACGAGTTACAGGGAACCCTTTTGACTCAAGGCGCTGTAGCTTATTGATAAACTCAATCTTCTCCTTCTTTTCCTCCTCGGGGTTACGGGAGGCAGGGAGAGTAAAACTTGGCCCTGTAGATGTCTGTTGATTTGAAAACAGATTAGCACCTACATCTGAGCTCGACTCCCTGTGTATTTCAATATTCGTTGGCCCAGACGGTACTGATGTATCAAAGCTGATCGGCTCAAGAGGTGAGATATCAATATCACCCAGGCCTGAACTACTCGGGGCAGCAGTAACGACCTTGACTGAAGGACCGGAAGAGGATCCACCCCCTCCACTACCCCCTCCACCACCTCCACCAGCATTGCTACGACTCGGGTTGGCTAACATGTTGAAGCCGAGGTCATCCCCCATATCGCTTAAGTTGATAACATTGCCGAGTTCTTCAGTTAAATTTATATCTGGAGGCATCATTCCACGAGCAACGGTTTCCATTTCGCGAATCGTAACGCCGTTGGACATCCTTCTTTGGTTTTCTCAGGAGTTTTTAGGCGTTGATTACCGCGGGCGTCGCATCCAAACACATACAGAAAGCATCCGCTAAATCACTCCGCTTCTTATGTCCCTGAAAGAACTCAAGCCAACGCTGACCATCTGTCATATTCGCAGCCTTGAGTCGTGCAACCGTTCGATCCTCGGAACCCCTTTTACGATCCGCATAGCCTGCGTCTCCAGCCGCTGCCCCCTTCACCTTCATCCCCGCATGAACCAACTTGAACGTTGCGTGTTTCTCAGCGCCAAGCATAGCATCCCGTAGAGTTGCGAATAGAAGAATCTGTATTGTTTTCATAACAGGATTCTTCAGTACCGGCTGATTTTCAAGGCGAACTTCTCTAAGGCCTGAGAAAAATGGAACAAGTTGCTCGGTGATAAACTTCCGTAGAGAATCATGAATCTCTGAAATATTGATTGCTGCTGCGTGAGGAACCTTTACCTTCTCAATCGGAAGAGACGCAAACTGTTTCACAGCAATCATCATCGCAGCCTTATCCTTCGGAATAGGCTTCACACCCTTCGTAACAAGCAACTTCTTGAGCATAGGAGCACCAGGTATCTTTGTCAGCGCAACACCACTCAAATCCTTCAGAATCGGCTGCGCACTAGGTACATGGCGAGCACATGAATGTCCTGCGCTTGATGTAAACTTTGCTTTTGCTGCGCAGCTCATACAGGTAACAACTGCTGCCTTCGGGCCACCTTCCGTAGCACGATCCTCTAGAAGATTATAGTTTCCCCAACCACAAATCTGTAAAGTCTGACCTGATAGGTTTGTAACACACCAGGCAAGATTTTTAATACCAATATCAAAAGACAGGACAGACATCTTTCTTCCTAGTCCTTGTTTTATGTCTTAAGCCATACTCCGCTCTTATTTACATCTGCTACACCACCTGTACCAAGATTTGAGTACGTGCGACCACGCGGTGTATTGCGTCCACCCAAGAATTCATGTGTAATCGGCGGAAGCTGCTGCGTTGAGGTCGGAACGTCTGTATTGAAGGTTCCAAACAGCGGCGGAAGAACTTCCTGACGCTGCGTACCAATCCCGTTCTCTAGACCAGTCGCAGTCCTTTTACAGACAAACTGATCACACTCTACAGTCGCCGCAGGCGGGGCAACAACCGTGTTATCAAATCCACGATTGGCTCCTGTTTGTTCAGAAAGGCGCGCACGCGAAATACGAATGATATCATCTGCGTTGCGTTGAATCCATTGGTGAGACGCAAACTGGGCACGAGGCTCAATATTTTCGTAGCAGTTCGGTCTATAATCTGTCACCAAACGACCATCCTCCTGACCGGCCGGCGCCCAACCGGGGAAACGGACATCTGTACCTGGTCCTGCTGCGTAGGACTTTGAAGGGGTAACTTTGACCATACTCGCCTGTTGGGCGGTTCCTGGGGTGACTTGTGCGTAGAGAATAGGTTGTGAAGGTAAGCGGAACAACTTTGCGTCCATCTAACCATGTCAAGGCTTTTAGGAGGCATCCTGGTCAACTTCTTCCAGCGGAGCTCCCTCGCTCGGGCTAAGAAAGGAACCACCTTCAGGTGCTGCGGGTCCCTGGCCATCAGACTTGCGAAGGGCATCCGTGAGTTCCTTGCGTCCAGCACCCTGCGGAAGTCCAAGACCACGCTGCTTCGCAAGACCCTTCAGCTCCTTTACTGTCATGGATGAATAGTTCGGCTGAACCTTAGTTACCTGTACAGCGCCCGTGCTGGAGCCCTTCGGAGTCGCGGCCGCAACTTCAAACTGCTTTGTCTCACCTTCCTCCTCCATCGGCTGCGGTGCTTCCATCGCCTTAGGTGCCGGTACAGAAGCAAGAATATCCTTGTAGAGATCCTCATCATCTACGTCTTCCTTTTCAAGAGGCTCGGGTCCGGATACGGGTTCAATATGATCAACTGTTTGAAGACCACTATCTTCTGCGCCCTGTGCATAGCCCGCATCTGCGGACATTTTCAGATCCAGAAGGATGTTTTCAATAAGGCTTACACGCTTCTCATTCTGAACTAGGCGACTGTAGAGATAAAAGAAGAGCGCACCAAACACAAGTGTAATGACAACTCCAATCGTGAGAGAATCACTGAGGCCATTCATTTTACTGTTCTGTTAGGAAAGATGAGTTTAGATGCCTTGTTTGCCCGCAGTTTTAGGAAAATTATGTTTTTCGTATAACTCTTCTACGCTACTTACTGTACATATACCGGGTACCAATGAAAACTGATAGATAAGACCTGAAGGTGTTTGTTTAGCAGGAACACAAAGTTTCTTTACAGTGGATGGGGCTTTTTCAAGTAATGAAAATACATGTGTACTGACGGCACTTCCGATGTTTGGATTTGTCCATAGATTCTGTAAAAAGAGTTCAGCTGTTTTCTGTCCATCGGGTGGATTGGTGCTGTGAAAACATTCATCGTAGAGGATTAAGCCAACTTTAGTTTTATTGGCACATTTCTGAAGAAGTTTTGAAGCAAAGGAAAGTTCTCGTTCAAATAGACTTTGTGATCCAGGCTGATCGGCAAGTCGTAGACCAGATTCAATCCAATCAAATGGTCGCATTTCCATAGAGGTAGCGAAGGCAACTCCAAATCTCTGCGCAAGACGAATATTGAGTAACAGAGCACGGAGAACTGATGATTTTCCACCCTTATTTGGTCCAGTGATTACACAGTGTGAGTTTCCAGATTTAATCATAAAGGATGAAGCGACTCGTCTATCAGCTGAAATGGATGGATCAAAGAAATTGCGCAGAAGACAATAGGGTCCTGTTACATGTCGAAACTGTACAAAACAGAGATCTTTACAGCGCGCAATGCGCCAGCAGATTTCTAGGCGAGCAAGTTCTGCCCAGATCCATTTTACATCATCAGGATGATCACGAACATATGCATAGAGTTGACGAAATTCAGTGAGCGGCCATTCCCCTAGATAAGGAGCTTTTACGGAACAAAGTTCGAATAGACGCCCTGCGTCCTGGGCAAAACGCTGATATAAGAGACCTCGTTCAACGATGGAGTCATCAATCTTCTTAATATGGAATGCTTGCTGAACAGGTTGTAAAATACCTTGGAATAATCCGAATGCTGTCCAGCAGGTTTGAAATAGAACTCGTATTTGTCCCCAGAAATCAATATCTTTCCAGATTTTTCCGCCGAGCCACATTGAAGTACCCATTTGGATATAATGTTCAAGTGTGATCGGTAAATTAAAGAAATAGCGGACAATAAAAAACGGTAAAACCCAGGCAATAAGTGGTAAAGTCACGGCAAAAAATGGAAATACATAGATTTTAAAAATGGCTGTAGCGGGCAACAGAATAGGTATTTGATTTAACGGCTTGGACCATTCTTGAGTAAAGACAAGCTGCGCAGAACTTTCTGCTTCCCATTCTTCAGGTTTTTCCATTGCCTGTGTGAGAACAGTTTCAGTCTCTTTTAACATTTTGAATAAATCATCAATCACAGGTACACATGTAGGATCATCTGTTATTTTTTTACGCATGGCAATAAATGGTGCTTGTTTTGTCAATATCCCTTTTGTAAGATACGTAGAACTTTGTTTCTTGAACAGAGTTTTTGAGACAGCAAGTTCAAAAGCAAGTGGATCAATCCAACGATCATTGCCGAGATCTTCCATTTTTGAATTCACTAGAACTAAAATTTGATTAACAGACGCGGAAGTATTTAAACACTAAAATGAGTTATAAACTAGTGATGCCAACAAATACTTCCCCTATAGGGGCAGGGGGAGTAGGGGTTCAGAGAAGTTTGGAAGAGCTTGTATCCATTATACAAGCTGTAGTTAATCTACGGCAGCGTGCTCCTCCTGCTTCACCTGAGATAAGTGAAAAAATGAGAAGCATTGAACAACTTTTAAATGAAGATGTTCTTGTTCCAAACTGGAGACGTGGAGCAGTTATGTCAGGAGGTCATTCTCCGACCGGAGCTCGTAGGGCACAGACAGCTGCGCCAGGTACAAATCGTTGGAAGACTCCTCAAGATTCACAGCCTGTGGTATCACAAGTAAAGTATGAAAGTCGTTTTAAAAATGGAGAGGCCGCAGTTGAAGATACAATTTTAAATACGATTATTCTCAATAAGCTTAATAAGTTTAGTGTGACAACATATGTTGAAGTAAGAGACTTCTTATATCAGATTCTTGATAGCGGTGAAATAAACTTTATTAAGGAATTTATGCGCCTTGTATTTAAAAAAGCGGCGGCAGAAGAGATCTTTTGTCCTTTATATGCCAAACTATTAAGTGAAATTCGTGCTACATATCCCGTCATTCAGTCAGAAATGGTAGCACTCTTCAAGAGTTATTTAACAATATTTAAAAATATGGATGATATTTCATCGTCTGATTATAAAACATTCGTAGAACGTAATACTGAAAAGAAATATAGGCTTGGATATTCACAGTTTCTCGCAGAACTTGTGATTCTTGAAGCGGTTGATGTAAAAAGTTTAGAAAGTACATTTGCGTTGCTAATAAAAAATATTCATACATTTGGCCTTCTAGATAATCAGCAGTCTGAGGTTCAAGAGTATACAGATTGTATACTACGAATGACTCGCGTAATCCATAAGAAAAATACAAACTTCTTTATCCATCTTCGCGAACTATTATATGAGATTGTAAAGGATCCGTTAGAATCAGTTCTTTCACTACCCAAGGAAATGTTCCCGAGTATCTCTCCGAAAGCGCGTTTTGCCCTTATGGATATTCGTGATAATCTAGTCGCAGCGTAAAAAATAGAGAATCCTTGTAGAAACAAAAATGGTTAATCGTACTCGCAAGGCTACAGGTCTTTTTCGTCGTTTATGGAGCCCGTTCAGTCATGCGCTGATGGCGGGCACGGAGTCAGTGGGCGCTGTTACGAATACGGCAAAGGGTGTTGTTGGTGTTGGCGCGAAGGGCGTTAACCGTGTTGGTAAGAGTATCACGGGCCACTTCAACGCGGCAGTGTCTGACTTAGTCCGCCGCAAGTCTCGCAAGGCGCAGGCGGGGGGCAAGGGCCGCAAGAGCACGCGCAGGGGGCGCAAGGGTACGCGTAAGGGACGCAAGAGCAACAAGTAAAAATTTGATGGCCTACCGCCGCAATGTTGCGTTTACAAAATGGTGAAAATGAACCAATTCCATAGGATGCCAAAGAATATGAAGAATTCGTCCGAGAAGAATGAGAAGTCTTCCCGCAAGGATTCCGAGGCGGCCCCGGCTGGGCGCGCTTCTAAGAAGACTGTGGAATCAAAGGTGACGCGGCGCCGTCGTGGGCACAAGGATGATGATGATGAGAGTGTAGATAGTAAGGGAAATATCCGCGGCCTGATTGTCTCAACCGAAGAGGAGGATAATATGTCGGATGATAGTTCACTCTATGAGCAGGATACGTCACCAAGCGAGGAAATCGCACCTCGCTCGGGTGTTGTTCGTCGTCTTGCGACTCGTGCCGGTCGTCGTGCTGCGATCAAGGCACGGGAGCGCATTCGTAGGCGTATTGCTAAGAGGGAGCTGAAGGAGCTAAAGGACGAGGCTAAGGAGTCCAAGGACAAGAAGCGTCGTTCACGCAAGGAGGAGTCTGAGGATGAGGAGGAGGAAGAGGATGATGAAGAAGAGGAGGAAGAGGAGGAAGATCTCGAGGATACTGAAGATGAGGAAGAGGAAGATGAATATGACGAAGAGGAGGAGGACAGCCATGGCGGAATCATGATCAACTTCGGTACTGTTGGCGACAACTCGGAGCGTATGATTCCCAAGCGTCACAACATGAAGAAGGAGAATGAGATTACGAAGCGCTTTGTGAAGCTCGTAACGGCTCCTATGGAGGAGAATACGATTGATGATCAGATTGATCAGTTCCAGGCTCTCACAGAGGCAAAGCAGAAGCAGATGATTGAGGCTCTTGAGCGGAAGTCATCTGCGAGTGCGGCTGAACAGCCGTTGATGTTCCGTATTCTCTCCATGAATCTTCCTGTCGAGACTCAGTCAATGGTACTTAATAAGTACAATAGTCTTCAGAGCCTTGACACGAGCAGTGGTGAGTACTTCAAGCTGCGCGCTTGGCTGGAGAAGCTCACGAGCATCCCATTCGGTCTCTACAAGGAAATGCCAGTCAAGATTGATGATGGACAGGAGAAGTGTACCGCTTTCATGAATCGCGCGAAGGCGTGTATGGAGGATGCGATTTATGGACAGGATGAGTCAAAGATGCAAATCCTCCAGTTCATTGCTTCAAAGATTGCCAATCCTACTGCTCGTGGTCTCAGTCTTCTGCTTGTTGGACCGCCTGGCATTGGTAAGACAAGCCTCATCAAGAACGGTATTGCGAAGGCCCTGGATTGGCCATTCCAGTTCATCAGCCTTGGCGGTGATTCAGATGCGACCACCTATACAGGGCACCAGCTTGTATATGAGAGCAGCCACTGTGGTAAGATTGTAAACTCACTGTGTGCTGCGAAGTCAATGTCCATGATTCTGATGTTTGATGAACTTGACAAGATCAGTGGAACACCGAAGGGTGAGGAGGTTCAGAACATGCTTATTCACTTGACGGATCCTGTTCAGAATGGTGACTTTGAGGACAAGTATCTCTCGGGTGTACCGATTGATCTGAGCAAGTCAATGTTTGTCTTCAGTGGCAATGATATTAACAAGATCGATCGTGTTCTCCTTGACCGTATGATCGTTGTGAAGCTGGAGGGCTATGGTTCTAAGGAGAAGCAGGCCATCACGGAACAGTATCTGGTGCCGGCGGCCCTAAAGGAGGTTAATCTTGTAGAGAAGGTTGGCATCTCTTCTGAGGTGATCCAGTACATCATCCGTGAGTATGCGGGTGAGGAGACAGGCGTCCGTGAACTGAAGCGCTCGGTGGAGGCGATCGTTCAGAAGATTAATATGCTGCGCATGTTTAACAGCAAGGATCTGCCGTTCCATATTAAGGACTTCTCACTACCGTTTGTAGTGAAGAAGGAGCACGTAGATCTCTTTCTCAAGAAGAAGGATACTGGAAATGAGAGTTTTCGCCATCTCTACACATAGGTCTAAAAACTATAAACTATATCTATAAAATGGCTGAAGAGGTCCAGGCACCGCAATGTTTTTTATGCGGAGTAGTTATTGATACAACTCTTGCTATTTGTACACTCAACTGCGGGCATCAAGTTCATACAAACTGTGTAATGGCTCAAATACGAGCCGATGTTATACGAGCGTTTAATGGCTGTCCAACATGTAATGCGCCTGCGTATGATTGGGAGGTACAGCGTGCTGTAGAACAAGTTCGGAAACATGAAGAAGAAGAAAAAATGTACATTGCTTTTATACAGGCTGAAGGAGGCGTTCAGGATATGAAGCCTATTAAGAAACAGATCGCACTTACTAAGAGAAAGAAGAATCTGTATCATTCTTTATATATTCAAAAAATGCGCCAATACAAAGAAGAAACGGAAGCAATCCGAAATCTTTTAAAAAGTATTGGAAAAAAATATACCGATGAGCTTAGTCAATCAACTGAATATAAGGAGTTGGTATCGGAGAGAAAACGTTTAACGATGTTTGTAAACAGATTTGATCGTAAGTATACAAATCAAGTATTTAGATTTCAGAATCTACTTGGTATACGAAAGCTACATTTACCAAAAGCATGGACCTTCAGACAGATTCAATCATCTTCCTGGTGGGAACGCCGACACCGAAGATTTTACACAATATAAGGGCATTGTCTTTGGTAGATCGGGTTTCTGTTGTGTATAGATGGGCATAGTTACGGGTTTTTCTTCAACGGGTTGTGTCCACATTGCGTCCTGGCGATCACGTTCTGCCATCATGCGGGCCATATTCGACTGTACTTCTTTACTCACATTCGGATCTGTCCGTACATCACATTGAGAACCAGCCATCATGCGCGTTTTACGTATGTTGCAACTCATCTTCTACCTGTGTTAAGAGATTCTGTGGCGTAGTACCCGTATTTTCAAGAATGCAGTCAGGAATAAATGTCTGGAGTGCGTATTCAGAAAGATCATTCACTGGTGATTCCACTTGTCCTTCGCGTTTTGTCTGCCACACTCTACAAGAAGCTTTAACGTGAACAGCAAACTGTAGAATCGCGTCTATTTCATACAAATATCGTGCGTCAGTAATCACAATATTTGTATCAAGACTTTCGCTCGAGAGCTGCTTAACAATAGTGTCTGCGTAGATTGTATTGCCAAATCGCCGCTTATCAATAAGGGCAATATCAATCAGTATTTGACGGATTGTTTTTTCTCCATATCCTACTCGCCATCTTGTCTCTTTACCACCCTGCGTATCGGCTAGATGACGAGGAAATCCATAAAGCTCTGAAGCAAGATCCTTGATTTCATCAGCAAATGCGAGGCGTTTGAATCCATGCTTCTTTACAAGATATTGCCCTACAGTATCCTTACCTGAGTTAGACCATCCAGTCATAATTATAATTTTCATTCTGTGCAAAAAAATATAGATAACTATTTTTCAAATTTAAATATGACACTAGTAGAATGGATTGGAACTACTGTATGAAAAAACTCTATATGGTTGCTATGGCGCTGTTAATCATCGGGGGCCTCAACTGGCTTCTCGTTGGCACAGTGCGTAAAGATATAGTTGCGCTTGTTCTTGGAAAGGGCTGGATCGCGCGTAGCGTATATATTTTGATCGGTCTCTGCGCTCTAGCGATTATGTTTAATCGTGACACCTATTTACCATTCCTTGGAGAGAGTCTTGTGCCGTGCGCGGCGATACAGGAAAAAACTCCGCCCGGCGCAACGGTTCAGATGCAGGTGGATGTTCCTCCTGGAGCAAAGGTGCTCTATTGGGCGGCTGAACCCGCAACTGAAAAACTTCATGAAGTTCAAAACTGGAAACAGGCGTATTTAGATGTAGAAAATGCGGGTGTAACTGTTGCTGATTCGAATGGTATCGCTACGCTACGTGTGCGTCGGCCGCAACCGTATCTTGTACCGTGGAAGGGCAAGTTAGAGCCGCATATTCACTTCAGAATCTGTGGAGAGGGTGGTTTCCTTGGTCGTACAAAAACTGTCTTTTTAGAGGATGGCCATGTTGAAGGCTTCCAGGGAGTTTAGATCTTGGCACGCATGAGTAACATATAGTTTGTCTTACCAAAGACTGGCTTTTCCATCGGCCCCGAGTTCTCATCATCATAGAAGTACCAGTGAGAATCAATCGGATTGAGTCCCTGTGCTGTGTAGTGGCCTCCACGAGCGGATCCATGATGATCTACAATACTCTGAACTCCATAGACAAAGTCTTGAGACTTCTCAGGGCTTGCTGCGGAGAAGAACTCTTTGAGCATAAAGTTCTCCTCCTTCCAGGTCCAGTTCGTCTGAACTTTTTGTCCGTTTGGTAGGAATCGCTTGAAGACAAGAATGAGGCAGCG